CATTCAGGTTATTGACGATATCTTCAAACGGAACTGGTTCGGACGTATCGAACCATAGGTAATGCTCGCCCCTGTATTTTGATTCAGGTAGGGTCATGACAATCTTGAACCGGATAGCAGATAGAGAATCTGGAAAGTGTTTCACGGATCGATTCCTTATTCGTTGACATACTTCGCGGAGACACCCCCGCCTGAATGGATTATCGGTAGGTCCACATATATTTTCAAGCTATTTTGACAAGATCGGCCTGGAACGTAAGTTCATGCCTGGCTGGACTTTTGGGAGGGTTTCTGGGGGCTGGCTGGCCCCTGGAGGGGGCTGGATGGGCGAGCGTGTGTGTGGGCGTGTTTAGCTAAGTGTCACTGTGTCAGTGTATCTGTAAGTGCCAGTGTATCCGCATCTAGATCTGTGTCAGTGTATGACCACTTGATTAACAATCAGGTGACCGTGATTACCTAAGTGCCACTGTATCAGTGTGTTACGATTTTGGGTCTGGCAGAATGGCAGAGATATGGCAGAAAATGTCAACGACATGGGCGAATATTAAACAAATTGCGAGAGAACCAGAAGTCAATGACATTGTGAAATAAAGAACGAAGTGGGGCTGGAAATAGATAATCAGGCTCGCCAACTTGGGCAATGATGGATTATGAATTTTCCTTTATAGTTTTGGGTGACCAAAACCTTGGTTTAGGCAAGGCTAAACACTTTTTTAGGACAGTGGCAGTGTGTGCAATCATCAAAATCTCTCATGCTGCAATATGTATACTATAAGCTGAGCTTATATAACTAATCGGTTATATTCAAGGTGCTTAGGCGCATCTCTGCGCCGTGTAACGTGTTGTGTAAATAACAAAGAAGCCCAGCGGGTTGCTGGGCTTGAGATCGTGCTTGAATTGTGGCGAGTGGATCAGATCAAATAGAGTGGATTGAGTGCGAATTCAGGCCCATAGGCCCATCCCGTGAGATTTTGAACATTTTGATATTCGCTCTCGCGAATCCTAACGCTTTTAGTGGTCAGAGGCTCGCCAAACCTTGCGGCTAGTTCTGGGTATTCTTCGCGTAATTCGGCCCAGAAATCGTCGGCTGAATACTCGAAATCCACAACGACTTCAAACCAAGTTTCACCGTCAGAATCGATCCAGATCGCCGTTCCACGTTCACCAGTTCCATCCAGCTTGAGAAAGGTGTCATTTTCCCATTCGCCCCAGTTGCTGTCACCGCCAGTCATTACAGCCCCACGACCATTGGGCCAACGACACATCGTGCCATTCCAATTGTCTCCCCTGATACGCCAAATCTCACATCCAATCTCTAATTCTGACAGTTGATCTGGGGCAAAGCCATTATTTTTGGCTGTTTCGATGTCTTCTGCTGTTTCGATCTTCATCTGTCTCGGTCCTTCCGTTGGAAACATGTTTACCGTTTGAAATATCAATCTCATCACTATAACCACTGACCTAGCAACACGCCAGATCACTCTCCAGTAATCGCTTTGACTACCAACATTCTCGCGATTTCGAGTGTGATTGGAGGATAATCCTCTGCCTGGCAGTCAGAGTCGGTGTAGACCCCGTGCGGGTCGTTCCAGAGAAGCCAATCGATTAACTGCTCACGGGTGCGAGAATAGACCTGACTCACAATCAACGACTGATAATCATCTGTGGTCCGCATCGGGTTAACCTTGATCAGCATCGAGGTTTGGACCACTTCGGTATTAGGAAAGTTCATCGACTCCCAGCCTTGAAGACGAACGCCAATCCGCCCCTTTTCAGGGGCATCGTAGCAAACATAGACAACAGCAGCATGCTGCGGTAAACACCATTCAGGCTTAAACCGCACAAGATCGCCTTTTTTTAGATCGCTCATCTGGTCACCTCCTGAAAAGTGTAAGCTGCAAGATCAGAAGCAAATCCAGTTGAATCACCACACAGGCCCAACAGGCCTCCAGCCACAGTTTCATCCGGTTCGCAGTCCACAACGCAGCATCGATTTGCATCCCAATAGTGATGCCCTGCGATAGGACCATAATTCCTGAATCGTACGTACAAGATCATGATTCTGCCCTTTATTTAGAGTCGCAATAAGTTTGGTAACCTTGACCCGTTTTGAGATACTTGGTCGCAGCTACAGACGATTCCAGACTCCACCCAAGCTCGTCGTGCAGATAATCGCAGATAGCTTCTGCGGATTGTCTCTTGGCAAGACCTCTTGCCTGGGTCAACTGGCCGTTGATCAAACTTTTTGCCAAATATTTAATCACTTCTGATCGCTTCATGATTCGTTTTCCGTTACTTGGTTTCGGATTTCGCCGAGGACATTTCCCCGACACCAAAAATATATCGACATGACAAGCGAGAGTCAAAAAGATTTCTCAAAAAATGTCAACGGCCTGTGACCTGGCTTGATGGCTTATTCTGTAGGGTTTGACGCTGGTTTTGGCCTGGATTTGACCAGATCTGAGGGCGTGTATACGCCTATAGGCGTGCGCGGGGCAGTGTATCCACGTGAGGCAGTGTATCCAGGAATAGCAGTGTATGACACTGTATCTGGGAATACCACTGTATGACACTGTACCTGTATTTGGCAGTGTATCTGTACTTGACACTGTATCTGTGTAAACCACTGTATGGCTGTAGACCACTGTATGACACTGTATCTGTGATCAGGAAACTAGGGAGATAACTAGGGAGATAACTAGGGAGGACTGTAACTGTGTGTACTACTGAGTGGGACACTGAACAAACTTCCACTTTATGTTTTACCAATGTAGTACATCGGGTACAGAAGACGACCTTTTCCCCTACACTACACCTGACTCAAATGATTGAATCCTTTGGTAGTGGGCGAATACTTGGTCTGGTCAGCTTACCGATTAGACTCGTTTTAGTGTAGGGACCAGGTTGTTAGGTATCAACAGTGCCTGGATTTGAGAGTGAGTCTACCCGTCAAGCCGAATGGTGATCCTCAGTTACCACTGTCCAGTGCTGCACTCAGCGAGAGTTCGTCAAACTCTTTCCCCCTGGACACTCATCTACCACTCACTGACCCTTGCCGGAGGATCTGACCAACTTCCCAGAACTGGGTATGTATGGCAAGGAAACCTGTACTACGATACGAATCGCGTTTTTAGGCTGTCAGCGTTTTCTTGTCAAAGAGTTGAGAGATATACGACGGATGCGATCCAGTTCGCGTATAGGCGGGTGATTGACTCACCACTTATCTTGCCTCCGTCACCCAGATTCGCCGAAAGTTTCGCTGGGTAGTAGATTCAGCTTTCGCTGATGAGGGGGTTATCGTATTCAGCACAAGGCTTAGGACGCTCTCTTTCAACCCTGGTCTCACCACTAATTGTACATCACCCTCATATCCATGTCAACGACCTGCCAATCAGACTTACAAAAACGTATAAGCACCTTAGATTCTACCCTCTCATTAGGCTATAAGCCCTTATATTATAACAGATTGGCGAGTTTTTAAAAATTGTGTACATAAATATTAGTCGCGTATTGACATTCCTGTATCCATAGACTAACATTCCTCCAAGGCTGGAACACATAAGAAACGTCACACAGGGAGGATCGATGAGATTCAACACAAAGATTCAGTTCACAACAGATCTCAGCGAGCCTGAGAAAGAGTATGTCAACGATGCCTTGATATCACGCATGTATGAGTACTTCTCCAAAGACTTCGAGACAGTGGCTCAAGTGGCAACAAAGTTTTGCCTGGATGGAAAAGGAGTCTGCCTGTTTGCTACTTCATACAGAAACGAGATGGACGAGGTCATGATCATTGGCGTAGAGACAAAGGATTTAGCCACAGCCAAGTACCTTCAAGACGAGTTTCATGAATCCATGCGTGAGTTTGCCGAAGAAGGTTCCGAATTTTCGTCCTCCTGGATCAACCCAGAACTTAACTGAGAGAGAATCATGATCAAGGCCACAACATATACTCCTGTTTACGACAGGACAAAAGAACAAGAAGACTCCCCAGGCTTCATCGATAAACGCACCTTAAAAAACGCCTGGTGGATACTGAAAGACCGTCGAGACTGGCTTGTACACGGTGAACCACCTACAGGCTGGACAGATAAAGTTGCCATGGCAAAAGAAGTCCAGAGAATCATGGATTTGATCGAGGTGCATTTTAAATCTAATGATCCCCCGAGGGAGCATTTCAAATGAACGCTGATGAAAAATGCCCTGACTGCGAAGAAATCTGGGTGCTGTGTGAGTGCGATGCTTACTGCGAGACATGCGGCAAACACGAAGAGAGATGCCTGTGCTACGGGGACAACTACGATAACCAAGAACCAGACGAAAGCGAGCCTGATGAAGATGACTGCGAATAAAGACGAAACCCTCCACTCACTGATCGGCATCCAGCCGAAGCACCTGAGGCTTATCCAACTGCACCTGAACCAGTATTTCCGGTTGCTAAGTGAGCAGATGCAAGAGGGAGATGACTTTACAAAAACAACGATCTCGGAGTTACGGTATTTGGACGTTCTGATTTCTGGCATATTCGGAGATGATTTCAGTGCGAACCCCTAAGCTGAGTTGCGGAGTATTCCTCGGTTACCGAATTCTGCACGCTGGACATTTCTGTGTCTATCTTGGGTGCGTGAAAGGGATTATGGAGGCAGACCTGAACGACCTGATAGACTTTGCCGACAAAGCTGATCGAGAAATGATGCACATTTTTGTCTTTGTGGCTGATTCTGATGTGCCTGAGATGATTTACCACAGGTCAATAAATAGATGGGACATGGATACCGCAAGGATTCAATCACAATGGGAAGAGGATGACGATGATTGAAAACGATATAATTGAAATCAACTCTTTGACAGTAAACGGCATCACCATTGAGTTGGTCAAAGAGATAGATTGCCCTTTGGGGTTACCGTACACCCTTCGCACATTGCCAAGAATTATGACAAGTGAAGACCCATGCTTTTTCGGCGATTACTGGAAAGCTCAAATACATTTCAAGCGAATGGTGGATCGTGTATCACCCATGATTGAGAGGAATTGAAGATGGACAAGAGCAGAGAAATTGTATTTCACATGGCTCGTAGAGCGATTTGGGCCAAAAGAGAGTTACGGAGACATGACAAGTCGGGATTCCAGAACCCACATCTGCGATTTGCGATTCACCTGGCATGCAACGAGGCTCATGAATGCTATCGCGTTGCGAAAATGGTTCTTAAAGAGGAAGAGGCTGTAGCATGAGCAGTGATAGCGACATGGCATCAAAACTGATTGCAGTGATTGTTGAACAACGAAACCAAATCGTTGAGCTTGAGTCCCAAATCGCCAGGATAGACAAGGCCAATACAGATCTTCTGGGCCAATACGTTGAGGCTGCGGAGCGAGCCAGAGAACTGGAGATAGGATTCAGCGCAAAACCTGATTCACCAGAACCGGACGATGCTTATCTGAGCGACTTTAGGGTGCTAAAAACAGCGACATGTATAATCCTGTATGCGTTGAAGCAGAATCGCACGGACTGGGAAAGAGAGTCATGCAAACGGGCAGTATCGATGATTAGAAGTTTCACCGAGGATATTAGGTTATGGAATGGGCTGGACGATCTTGAGCCTTACAAATGGAGCAGTCTGGGATCTGGGGTTCATCACCTCATCGATAAGGAGTGGAAAAAATGAGTATAGAACTGCTAACGCCAGAAGTCGTTGATGGATGGAAGCGTGTTGCAACCGCGCAACTGGAAAACTATCGGGAACGGATCGTCATTCCCACAACATTACTACTCGCCATGATCAACAAGATCCAGGCCAACGAGGTTAAAAATGAACATGGTTGAACGGACAATAGTCTACGGTATTCCGGCTGATATCTACACGGTCGAAGAGATGAAGCTGTTGATGGACGATATCATCGGTCGAAAAAAACTTGATCAGGATAAGTGGGCTGAAATCGTCAGGGATGCTCGCTCGAGAATGGCCGAAAAAGAAAAAACCAAATCTCCCCTTGCGCCCTGATCATCCATGAGATAGAATTCATCCGTCCCTTAACACCCACTCGAAAGGATAGAGAAATGTCATACGAAGACGAGATCGAAGAAACAGAAAACGAAGTCTATGGCTACCGAATGACCGAAGAGGAGGCAGAAGAAGGCATGACAGCCTTAATCGAATCCACATTCACTCCTGAAAAACTGCGGAAACGTGGGCGTTTAGCCTATAAAGACCTCGTAGAAATGTACGAGAAGGCGGGAGAATGGCCCAACTGCGAAATAAGGCAGTCAGAAGACTTCGCAAAGAAGTTGCTCTACCAACTTTCACGGGAATTGAACATCTGACTTGCCAGATCCTAATTCTGCGTGTACAATATTTGCTCAGTCCTGGTCACGGACGATCAGAATCCATCAGCCCCTTGAGCTTGTTGCTTGAGGGGTCTTTTTTTTAATATGGCACGTCGATTTCACGCACAGAATACGGGTAACAGCCTCTCGGAGGCAATCTCCGCTTGAAATTTCCTATATGCACTTGCTCGTCATCCGTAGGTGGCTTTACAGGCTCGCTATTGGCAATCCCTGCCATCTTGTTTCTACGCTTGATCTCGGCAGCAAAAGCTCTAGCCCCAGGCATCCCTAGCGACTTTTTAATTTTTGCTTTCCGGCATTCCTTGCAAACAACAGCCGAGTTTCCCGCCAAAGCCTCCTTGTCATTATTGACAATAGAGACAGTGACGGTTAAGTCGTTGATCCCACAGTAGATGCAGGAGCGTTTATCACGCCCCACAATTGTTATCCAGTTCGTCACGATTCAACCTTTGGTAGATGCGGTAAATATGTCAACGCCGAAATATACCAGATCTCATGTCAAACAGCAATCACTGTGTCGCATTCTACTTCGTTGCCCCAAGAATCCCATCCGTCGATTTTCTGTCTAGCAAACAACTCAAGGCGAGGACCAGGGCTAATAGATTCGATCAACCTGTATGACTCGTCTGGTTTCTGGCTGTGCCTCACAGGGTCAGTTGTAAACAACACATTTGGCTTGTACCTTCCAAGCGGAAACACACATTTCTCTTTGTAGCCAAACAAAAGGGTTTGTGTCCTATGAATAAACCAGTTCCCCATTCCAGAGGGCTTTACCCAATGAATAGGAGCAAGGTACTTAAACCCCCAGGACTCCATGACATGGAACCCTTCTTTAAGGTGGCTGTTCGTTGTCCAAAGCCAGAGATGACACCCGGGTTCAGCCAGACTTCCAACACCTAACTTACATATATCTTCTAGGCTCAGTGTGGGATAAGGCAGAGAATCTGGCTTCTTCCCCTCTTTCGACCTCTTTCGTTGGCTAGCCATTCTCATCGGCCACGGTGGATCAGCGAGTATGCAACTGTATTTCTGAGCCTTGTCAATCATACAGCAATCACTCTTCTCATGTTGCCGCATAAATGCGTATATCCTAACGAGATACTATCCACGCAGTCGTCATGTACATCCGCAGGAGTCCCAGTAAACGAATCGATCTCCTCGAAGCACGCATCCGTCCAGCCACCAAGAACATAGAAAATGTTTCCAGCTGATGCCGCGCGGCTAAAAGGAACTGCCCTTGTCAATTTGTTTGACCCAGGTGAACTCCAGGCAACACGCCTTCCGGCCAGATTCTTTAGTTGATGCTGCAACAACCGTTTGCCAGCCGATCCAGGCTCGACCTCAATCACAATCGTTGTTTCAGGTCCATCCTCATCCGATGTTTGCGAGATTTTTGGATCAACGTCCTCAGCCGAGTATTGCTGGCGAATCTGGTCAAAGATGATCACTTTCTCAGTACCAGGAATCAGGCCCATCAGAGTCCCAACCGTGTAATCCGACCTTCTTCCCACAGTGGCAGCACAATCCCAACTCCGACACATAATGAGCCTCTCGGGAATCGGCCCTTGCCATGGTCTGATCCACGATGACTTCATCAAAGCCCCGTCCGTATCGCAAAATAGCCCTTCGACTTCCTGTTTGTAGAAAGCCCCATCATACGCTGCCTTAAGGCTTTGCACGAAGAAGTCAG